CCCCTCGCGCTCGTTCCACACCGTGCTCCTGCCCGCCGAGGCCGCCGCAGACGGTAGGGCTGTCGTCTGGAAGGACGAGCGCACGGAGCCCGGCCAACTCCTGTGGCCCGAGCGGTTCAACGAGCAGCAGGTCGTCCTGCTTGAGAAGACGCTCGGCCCCGCCGCGTCGTCCGGCCAGCTCCAGCAGCTCCCGCAAGTCTCAGGCGGCGGCGTCATCAAGAGCGAGTGGTGGCAACTCTGGGAGCCAGACGGGTTCCCCACGATGGACTTCATCGTCGCCAGCCTCGACACGGCCTACACGACGAAGCAGGAGAACGACTACAGCGCGCTCACCGTCTGGGGCATTTTCTACGGCAACCGCGAGACGACAACGACACGCTCGGCCAACCGTTACGGCCAAGAAATCTTGGACCCCACGCCGGGCGAGTTCCGGTCAAACCTCGACGCCATCCCGAAGGTCATGCTCATGACCGCGTGGCAGGAACGGCTGGAGCTGCACGACCTCGTCAAGAAAGTTGGCGACACGTGCCGCAAGTTGCAGGTGGACAAGCTGCTCGTCGAGAACAAGGCCGCCGGGCACAGCGTTGCGCAGGAGATCAGGCGGCTCTACAATCACGAGAGCTGGGCCGTCCAGCTCCACGACCCCAAATCAGTCGATAAGCTCAGCCGCCTGTACAGCGTCCAGCACCTGTTCGCCGAGGGCCTGATCTTCGCGCCCGAAAGGTCGTGGGCCGACATGGTCATCAACCAAGTCGCCAACTTCCCGAAGGGGACGCACGACGATCTGGTGGACACGGTCAGCATGGCCCTGCGCCACCTGCGTGACCTTGGCCTGCTCGTGCGCAGCCCAGAGCGCATGGCGGCCATCGACGAAGCAAAGCAGATAAACTCCCGTCAGAGCGACGCCCCCCTTTACATGGCCTGAGGACAACATGGATCGAATACTCGCCAATGCTGTGGTGGACGTCATCCGCCCGGCCAGCCCGGTCGGCCTCGGGTCGTTCTCGGTCGAGGTGTGGGGCAAGCCCCCGCACGATTATGCGCGCGTCTATACCATCGACGCAAAATCCGATACGATGGCCGCGCAGGAAGGCCTCAGCCGGTTTGTCGATGAGGTCGAGGCGCTGATCGCCAAAAAGGATTAGTTCATGTCGATGACCACGGGGCTGATGCCAAACCTCCGCTTGCAGCAGCCGGACGTCCCGGCAGCCATCTCGCCCGACGACGTGATCGTGGAGATCGTCGAGGACTCCGACGAGCCAACGCTCGACATGTCCGGCAACATCATGGAGATTATCCACGGCGACGGCTCGATCAGCATCAGCCTCGACGGCAAGCCGATTGAGGAAGGCAAGAAGAGGGAAAAGGGCGGCTGGTTCGACAACCTCGTTGACGACATCGACGACCAAGAGCTGGGCCGCATTGCCGACGAGCTGATCCGGGGGATCACCGACGACACCGACAGCCGCAAGGAGTGGGTCGAGGACCGCGCGCAGGGCATCAAGCTGCTCGGCCTGAAGATTGAGATACCGGGCCTCGCGGGCGCAGCAGACGGCGCACCGGTCGAGGGCATGAGCAAGGTGCGCCACCCGCTGCTGTTGGAGGCGGTGCTCCGCTTTCAGGCCAACGCCCGCTCCGAGCTGCTGCCGACTGACGGCCCGGTGAAGATCAGGGACGACGCTACACACGCCAACATGGAGCGCAACGTCCTCGCCGACGCTTTGGAGAAAGACCTCAACCATTACCTGACGACGACGGCGTCCGAGTATTACCCCGACACTGATCGCATGTTGCTCATGCTGGGCTTTGGCGGCACCGCGTTCAAGAAAATCTACTTCTGCCCGCTACGCAATCGCCCGATCATCGAGAGCGTAGACGCTGACGACATGATCGTGAACAACGCGGCGACTGACTTGCGCAACGCCAAGCGGATCACGCACCGCGTCTACATGCGGCCCAGCACCGTGAAGCGCCTGCAAATCCTTGGCGTCTATCGCGACATCGAGCTGTCTCGCCCGTCGCCCCCGCAGCTCGACAGCGTGCAGCGTGAGCAGATGAGCCAACAGGGCATCAGCGTTGAGAGCTTCAACCCTGACGACCGCGACCGCGAAATCTACGAGTGCTATTGCGAGCTGGACGTCAAAGGTTTTGAGCACAAGTACAAGGGCAAAGAGAGCGGCCTCGAAATCCCTTACCGCGTGACCATCGACGTCTCGTCCAAGCAGATACTCTCCATCGCCCGCAACTACGACGAGGTGGACGGCGAGCTGCCCGAAGCGCGATCAAACTTCGTAAAATATACTTTCGTCCCCGGCATGGGCTTCTACGACATCGGCTTGCTGCACATCCTTGGCAACACCACGAACGCCATTACGGCAGCGTGGCGTGAGCTGCTGGACGCGGGCATGTACGCCAACTTCCCCGGCTTCCTTATGGCCGACACTGGCGCGCGCCAGAACACCAACATCTTCCGCGTGCCCCCGGGCGGCGGTGCGCTGGTCAAGACTGGCGGGCTGTCGCTGGCTGAGGCGATCATGCCGCTGCCTTATAAGGAGCCGTCAAGCGCACTGATGAGCCTTGTGCAGAACATGGCCGAGACGGGCATGCGGATTGGCGGGACTAGCGAGCAGCAAGTTGGCGAGGGGCGGGCCGACGCTGCGGTGGGTACGACCCTCGCGCAGATTGAGCAGGCCACCAAGGTTCTGAACGCCGTCCACAAGCGCATGCACGCTGCGCAGGCCGAAGAGTTCCAGCTTCTGGTGCGCTGCTTCAAGGAACATCCCGAAAGCTTCTGGCAGCGTTGCAAGCGCCCGACGCTGCAATGGGACGAGCAGACGTTCCTGACTGCGCTCAACGATTGCGAGCTGGTGCCGCAGGCAGACCCCAACACCGCGAGCCACGCACAGCGCGTGATGAAGGTGATGGCGATTAAGCAGCTTCAAGCCGCTAACCCGATGATGTACGACGCCAAGGCGGTAGACACGGCTGTGTTGCAGTCTCTGGGCTGGAACAATCCCGACCAATTCTTTGTGCCGCCCAACCCCAATGCGCCGCCCCCGCCGGAAGTGCAGAAGGGCATGGCGGAGATACAGATCAAACAGCAGGACGCGACTACCCGCGCCAAGCTGGCCGACGCCAAGATCGCCGAGATGTCTGGCGGTCAGGGCTTAGGTCTGCCGGGCGGCCTCGACCCGGCGAAGATCGCCGAGTTCACGCTCAAAAAGCAGGACATGGACATCAAGGAAAAGTCCGTAGACGCCAAGATGCTCAACGACCAAGCAAAGGTCGCCAACGATCAGGCAAAGCTGCAAATGGAGCAGGCCCGCGCCGCCGCAGAGCTGCACAAGAACGAGCAGAACCCTGCGGAGATGGCCAGCCTCAACTTGCAGCAGCGTGAGTTGATGCAGAAGCAGCAGGACGCCGTCCTTGACGCCATCAACCGCAAGCGGGATCGTGAGAGCCGTGAGCGTTTGGCGGCTGTGCGTCTGGCCGAGAACATCGCGAAAGACCCGAGCAGCATGCAGACAATAGACCAAGTGCTGACGCCGGGGGTCATGCAGCGGCTGGAAGAGAACGAGGCTCCGCTGCCTAACAACATAGGTCAGGAGCCGGGCCAATGAATGACGAGCTGCCTCCCGATTGGGCCTCAGAAGGTTACGACCCCGAGGCAGAAGAGAACGTCAGTCAGTACATCAGGCCGATTGAAGACGAGCTTGCGCCGATAAGGCAAGCGCAAGCTGAGGAGCGCACGCTCTTCTCAATGATCCCGGGTCTAACGTCCACGTCTGACGATGCAGACCGCTTCTCGATGGATGACGAGGACCGTTTCCCGCTTGAGTTTGGAAAGGCTGAGGAACAGGCCGCAGCCCCGGCGGTGACTGAGCAGGCTCCCGCACCAGCTCCTCGCCCCGCTCCACGCCCGGCGAGCCAGAACAGGCCAGAAGCGCCGAGCATGCTGTCCCGCATTTTCTCGGGGCAACAATTTCAGTCTAACAATCGCCCTGTGATTGAGAAGGGTCAAGTCAACTGGGGCGACCCGCAAAACCCCGCCGACTTCGTCCGCGCCAATGCTGCGATGACGCAGATGCTAGGCGAGAAGCCAGCAGAGGGACCAAAGCCAGCAACGCGCCCGCAGGCGATGAGCTACGCGCCCACAGACGGAAGGTTCCGGTCGCCTGCAATGGCGGCGATAGACCAGCAGCGCGCGGGCTCATTGAGCCCGTTGTCTTTTGCATTCCCCGGGATAGCTGGCGACTTGAGCGGGTCAGCCACATACGCCCGCGCTGGCGAGCCGCTCAAGGACGTAAACGGGATCATCTTCCATCACACGGCAGGCGGAGGGAAGCCCGCCGACATCGTAAACGTGCTGAACCAGCGAGGCCTTGGCGTCCAGTACGTCATGGACCGCGACGGCTCCGTCTACAT